CGAGGCGCTGAGTGGATTGACGTGGCATAATCGGTGGCTGAATTTTTGGGCGATATTGGGGAAGTTTTGGGGAGGATTTTATGCCCAAGGAAATCAAGCACTTACAGCTATATGGTATCAAAGCCTGGGATGCCGTATAAAAACAGATCGAGGCCTTTTAAATCAAGGCCTTGAGTAAGAAACCAGCACCAAAAATCACCTACTTTTTCGACTCTTCTGAACCCAATAAACATTGGTCCAAACGGTTGCGTTTTGGGGAAGAAACTCCGAAGCGAAATCCATCCCGCGGCGTCCTGCGCGACCGATTACGATCTCCTATAGTCGTAGTGAAATATCCGAAAGTCGCTGGTAATCTCCCAGCCACGTTCGTCAGCCATTAAGGGATGGAGGCGAAAATAGAAGCCCTGGAGTCGCGCACTCCGGGGCTTTGCTTTTCAGCGATTCATCCGTGCAATTGGCTTTCATCAAATCATTTGCTACCGTGCGCTCACGCTCACCGACATTGAGGGATGGTGGTGGGAATAGAAGCTCCGAAGGTGTGGCGAATCCGGGGCTTTGCTTTTCTACTTGGCCGCTACGTAAATAATAAGCGCAATGGCAACCATCCAGGCGATGACCAGCAGCACTCCCAGCCCAACAAAATCCTGACCCATAGCCTTTCCTTGTGCGCGATTCATTCCATTCGGTCTAGCTTAACGCAATATAGCCCTGACGTACGCCTGGCATGCCCGCAGCGCGATCAGTCCTTGGTCGCCTGTTATTGACAGCTGCTCACCGCCGCCACCAACTCCCGCTCATACCCGATCCGCTGCCGACGCTCGGCCAGCAGCGCGCGCACCTTCAGTTCCAGACTGTCCGATTTCTTCAAGCCCTGCGCCGCCCAAGGTGGTACCGCCACCAGCGTCGTCTTGCACGGCACCAGCACTGGCACCTCCACCCGCACGGTGCGCACTTCGGGCTCCCGGCTCGCGCACCCGGCCAAAGCAATAACGATCACCGCCAGGAATAATTTCCGGAATATTTTGCAGTGGCAATTGTTGTTCACAGGCCCAGCTCCTGATCGATGATGGCTGCGGCAGCCTGGGCAGGATCACCGCCGGTTCGCTCCCGCAGCAACTGATTGGCTGCGGAGTAGTCTGGCTGCGATTCCTGCCTAGCCTTGCCCTGGGCCAGGGCGGCAGCAATCTCGCGTTCCTTTCCGACCTGCACCAACTCGCCGAGCTTTCTGCCTTGCTCTCCCGCCAGTTCAACCAGGTTGTCGCGGGCAGAGGTGGTGGTGGCCAGGTCCAAGTTGGCAGCATCGAGCAACGGGCGATAATGACGGGCTGCCAGCCAGACCCCACCGGCGGCGCCCAAGACCAGCAACAGGGTCACCGCCAGACCCAGGCCTATGAGCTTCTGCGTCGGCGTCATGCCAGCACCTTCAACGCTTTGTCGTACAGAGCCTGGCGGTCGGCCTGACCATTGAGCCCACCATTGATGCGCCGCGTTACGCCTTTCAGGTCGCCGGCATCGGCCAGGGTGTTCAAACCATTCACCGACCAGAACCATGCGGCCGACAGGGCGGCGTATTGAGTCTGCTCAAGCAACTCCGGCCGATTGACCAAGTCCAGGCCCAGGGCATCGCCACACGCTGCATAGTTCGTCTTGCCGGTCACCTGGAACAAACCACGACCGCGATATTTCCAGCCATCACCCGGCTCGGTGTTGCCCATGCGACCGGCATACACGATGTTGGCGATCTGCTCGGGCTTGCGGGCTGCTGCCGTTGCTCGAACCAGGTCGAACCGGCTTGGCCAAGTCTTCATCAGGCCTTCAGCGCTGTAGTTCAGGTTTTCCACCAGGCGCATCAACTGGCCAGACTCATGGCCGACCTGGGCGATGAATGCGGCAACACGCAGGCGAGTCACAATTGCGTACTTGCCCATGGCCGTATTCAGGACAGGAACAAAAACGCCGGCTTGGCGGCCGGCGTTCGGGAGGATCTGCAGCAGCTGCTGCTCGGTGATGGGCATGGCTTTCTCCAGGCGAAAAAAAACCCGCACCTGGCGGGCTGGATAGCTGAAACTTGTGGTCGATGGGTTGGGTGCTTCACAGCGCCGGCACTGTTATGATCCCGGCACGCCCTCCTTGCCCACACTTCCATAGGAGGGAATAGAAACCCCGAAGCCCGCGAATCTTCGGGGTTTTGCTTTTCTATTCCCGCTGTTAGCATTGCGGAACGTTCTCGATATGTCCCGATCAGAGAAAATAGAAGCCCTGGTGATTACAGCTCGCCGGGGCTTCGTCTTTTCAATCTCCAGACGAAGAAAACCCCGAACTTGTCGGGGTCTTGGTGTAGCTCCAGTGGCCGCCTATGCGCACGCCCATCCAGAAGATTGCGCTGCGCCATCGCGCTGTTCCGTCACCCGTGGTCAGTGCCCGGTAATAGATGTCGTCGCAGTCGCGGCGGCTGAACTGGCCGGTGGTGTACAGCAGGTCATGCAGGATCGCGGCACGCATGCCGTAACCGACGAGCAGACCATAGATGGCCAGGGCAATGACGGCTGTCACGATCAGCGAGGCGCGGATCCACGGATAGGAATCGACCAGCGTACCGCCAGTCAGCGCCGTGACGGCGCACCACCGGCAAATCTCCCGAAGTATGCGTATCGATGCCAGATCGCTGACGAAGCCACCCGGAACCGCGATCAGGCCATGCACCGGATCGACGAACATCATCGACTGGCGCATCTCAACCTCCCACCGGCTGATGAAGCGGATGTCGGGCCGGATGTCGAACTTTCCGGCGGCGGTCATGCGGGCCACCCCCCTTCCAGCATCTCGGCAGTGATCGATCCGTCAGCTACCGCGCCCAGCAGTTCAGCCTCCCGATTGAAGCAGGCCTGTACAAAAGCCCGGACCTGCGAGGCAATGCCCATAACCTGCTCGCCCGTCAGATCGACGAAGCCCGTCTCCGCCTTCCATTTGATCCGGTAGTCAGGATCGATGGAGGCGGCAAAGGCCGCGCCCGTCAGCAACGACTGGCTGTCGCGGTCGGTGTTGATCTGAACATCCGCCACGGTGACGCCGCCGGTTTCTACCTGGAAGCGGCGCGCGGCGATTTGGTCTGCCCACTGCGCGGTGACCTCTTCATCCCGCGCGGCCTTCTCGCCAGCGGTCATAGCGACCTGCTTACGCTTCACCAGCACGACCTGGCGCTCTGCATCCAGTGTCAGCACCTCGGCGCCCCACTTCTTGTTGGTGCCCAGTTCGCCGGACGTATCTTCCTCTGGCCACCAGGCAGCGTCCTGAACGCCGAACTGAGGGTCGGTCCACGACAGGTCAAGGAGTGAGGCGCGCGCTTCTGGCGTGTCTTTCTGATCGAGGAAGTGAGGGATCGGCTCGCGAGTTGCGGTGCCGTTTTCGACTTTGATCATTTTAAACCTCAGTTCCAGAAGTCAATTCTGATAAATGCTTCGGTCCCTGCAGGGCCTCCGGACAGAATAGATACGCTAGAACCGGAGCCCCCCGAAGCACCATTGCCGGGGGAGGCGCTTTGGGCGCCCGCAGCAGCTACACCACCCTTTACGGGTGGGGATATACCCGCCCATAAGCCTGCAACCCCGCCATCGCCTCCCCAATTATTAACGGTGTTGTGTCCCGCTTCTGCCGAGATAAAGTTTTGTAAAATCTCACCAGGCAAAACGTCGAGTGGGAAGCTAGGATCTTGAGTTCCTGCGGTGCCGCCTATGACACTCAGCGCATTACCTCCAGGGTTCCCCTTACCGAGTAGTAAACTGCCTGCGCTTAAAAGGGGTAGTGATATATTCAGGCCGAAATTAGTTGAGGACGTAAAAGCGCAGCGAACCGGGGTTACAGGTATTTTTGCGCTAATAAACGCGGCGCCCGGTCCACCGCCGCCGCCGCCTACGTTGGTTGAACCCTTTGACCCACTACCGCCCGCCCCTCCGGGGGCTACAGCAAAAATTTGCATGTACTTGTAGCCATCGGGGGGCGTGAAGTTAACCGGGGTCGGCGCGTTAGCCGTCTTCAATAGTAGAACTACTGATTTCCTAGGCTTGGACAAATCCCCACCACCGGCACTCGGCAGCGCCAGGGGGTTGCCTAGCGGGTTCCCTAAAGGATTGCCGAGGCCCATTAGAAGTTCGCTCCTTCTGATCGGAAGACAATGCCTGCCGCCAGCAGCACTTGCGAGCCAACATAAAGCCGCTCACCCGCTTCAAGTCTCAACGGCGTGGATGGGCTGATATTGCCGAAGGTTGTTTCGGGAATGGCGGTCGTAACTGCGAGCGTGTAGGGCGCCATCAGCTCGGAGTCGGCCAGGGCGTACGTCGCCCCCCTATCTTTACTGGTGTACAGCAGGAGCGATGAAGCCGTGACCGTAGCACGGGGCATTGCCGTGATCTTGGTTACAAGTGCGCCATTGACACCTGCAGCCTCACCGAGCGGAACCAAGTTCGTCGGCGAGTTGGTTCCGATATCGCCGACGGCCGCGGTGACCACGGCAGATCCTGTCTTTTGCGTCTGTACATATGCTGGTAGCGGAGTGTTGGCCATGATGATTCCTTATGAGGCGAGCGCAATTGCGTAGATGAGGGCGAGATTGCCGATTGATCCAGGCGCTGATTCAGCCGCTGTGGCAGAAGCAGCGGCTTGTGTAGCGGCCTGCTGCGCTGCCAGGACCTGCTCACCGACGTTGGTGTCGACAGCCTCGGCTCGGTCGGCGGCCAGGCCGGCGAACAGCGCATCAGCCGAGACTTGCGATGCAGTGGAATTCATCCAGGCGCCCAAGGCGTTTTCCGCAGTCACCATCGGCTGGAGCGCACCCATCATGGCGTCAGCTTTCGGGGTGAAGTCTTCCGGGCCATCGCTTCGCGTTGGAGCAGGCGGCAGGTTGGGAATGACAGGTGGATTGGCCATTAGATAACCCCTTCAACAGTAATTGAACAATCTGAAACAGTCGGGCCCGAGAACACGATCTGAAAGTCTTTGTAGAAGCCGAAAAGAATGGTGGCCTCATACGATTCCTCGCCGATCCACACCACTGGCGTAGCACGCAACTCGGCCAAAAGCCGTCGCACCCGCGTAACCTCGGAAGTGTCGAGAATGACGTCGAATTCAGCTCGATTGGAGAAAGAGCGCTGGATGACAATCGTGTTTCCGAATTCATCCGTGGATTTTCTGCTGTAGTCATTGATGCCGACTGATGTTCCATAGAGCGCGGTGCCGATCCGCTTCACTGCACCGATGACTGTGTGCCCTATTGCAGCGACCTCTGCACCAGCATCGATTATCAGCACGATGTCAGCGGACCCGTATGGCGGCATATCCAGCACCACAACATCGGTTCGCTTGCCGATAGGCTCGAAAAACCAGTCGTACCAATTCGTTACGCCAGCGTCGACCAGACTGAGCGTCTTGCGGTAAACCTCGCCCTCGACCGGGTCGATCATCGTGATAGTCACCGACTTTCCCTGAAGATTGAACAGGGCCATCGAGTTGACCACTGCACCTGGCCTGATCCTTACTTCAATCGTGCCGGGGTTGGTGGTCAGGGACTCAACCTTGTCGTCAAACATGCGCCAGCGGTTATCCATTCCGCGATTTTGCCACTTGGCTGGATTGTCTTTGTCGACCACCTCAGCCCCAGGCTTGACCCCCACCGCCACACTAGCCAGAGCTTCATAGATGCGGTGATCGAGCAGCACCCGGTCACCTATCTCGTACGTCGCACTCATCGACCACGCTGGATAATCCGTCTCCGGCACGTTGCTGCTGATCAGCTTGGCCGGTGTTATTTCAACCGGCTTGATGAGTCTCATAGGGCGTAGTCCCTTTCTTTTGGCGTGCCTTCGGCATCCCACTTCTGAAGCATCGAGGCGACTTGCTGATTGGTCTTGGCGATCTGGAAGCGTTGCGACTTGTTCTCTTCGCGCATCTGTTTGAGTTCAGACACAAGTGCACCAATATCGCCGCCGCCTTTAAGCATTGCTGCCGTCTGGTTGGCGTTATAGATCCGGCTCGGGCCGGTGACCTCAAGCTGTGGACCGACTTCTCCGATACCCCCGCCCGCAGCGAATGCTGGGATCATCCCGGCATTCATCTGATCAAGCAGCCCGGTACCGAACATCCGCACCGACTCGGCATTCATCACGTACTCGCCGTTGGAAAGCCTCGCCAGAATGCTGTCGCTCGTGCCGGTGCCTGGGCCAGAGATCAGGCCACCGGTGGCAAACGCCGGCGTCTTATGACTATCCAGGTAAGCCTTGGCAGCCGCCTTGGAGGCAGCGATCTGCGCCTGACTTACCGTCCCGGCGTACTTCGATGCATCCAGGGCCAGCGCCTCCTTGGCAATGGTTGCGGCAGCCTGCTCGTAAGTCACCTCTCCGCTCTGAAGCTTGGCGCCCCAGTACGAAGCACCGGCAGCCTCAGACCCGCGACCAAGCACGGACTGATACAGCGTCTCCACCAGCGTTGCGTTGTTGCCCGAGGTGTTGGCCTTGCCGGCGCCGGTCGCCTGACCTTGAAGCGCAGCAACCACTGCGGCGTTCATCGCGTTGATGGCCGCCGTCACGCCCATGATCGAGGTGTCTACGCCGTTGAGCGCATCCATCTGCGCTTGGGCGAACTCCAACTGCTGGTCGTACTGCGCCATCTGGGCGTCATACGCTGCCTTAGCCAGGTCGATCTGGGTTTTCAGGCCAGCCAGCGAAGCCTCGGCACTGGTGAGCTGCTTGCCGTTGATGGCATTCAGCTCGGCCACTACGTTGGCAGTACGACCCTGGTCCCGTGCGAAGTCCTCCATGGAACCGTACAGGTCAGTGTTGTTGTTGCTGACGGTGTCGAGCGCATCCTCGAGGCCGGTGAAGCCAGAGAGCGACTTACCGGAACGAGCGGTGGCCAATGCGCTTTGCAGCGTCGCTTGCGCCTGCGCACGCAGCATCTTCACGGCGTCATCCGAATCGCCGCGCAACGCCTTGAGGGCCGCGCTCAAGCTGCTGCTGACAGAATTCAGGCCGCTGACGTTTTCCGTCACGGTGCTGACCATGTCATTGAGCGAGGTGTTGGTGGCGTTGTACGCCTCGGTCGCCTTCTTCTGCTGGGCAGAGATTGCCCGCTGCACCGCGCTTTGGGCGTTGGTGACCGCGTTCTTCAACTGCTGCTCGAGGATCGTGTAAGCCTGCGCTGCGCTGCCCGCCAAGCTGGTGAGCGTGACGTACATCTTGCGGCCGCTTTCGGTCGTCAGGTCCAGCGCTTCGACCATGCTCCGATAACCCTCGCGGGTTTCCGGCAATGCGATATTCAGCGCCTTGAACTGTCGGGAGACAGCATCCAGGCTATCGTCGGCTTTCTCAGCGTCGCTATAGAAGTTGTCGTAGTAAGTGGCATTTGACGCTTTCAGCGCATCCAAACCACCCGCCATGGCCGACAATTGCTCAGCCATCTTGCCGCCCGATACCGACAGGTCAAACATGCCAACATTGAGGTAGCGGATGGCATCGTTTACGCCGTACAGGTTATTTACGAACGTCGTCAGGCTCTCGAAGTTGAAGCCGCCGAGGCCTGCACCGGTTGCCGCATCCACAGCGGAAACCATCGAATCCGCCACACCACCAAACCACTTGGCGATTTCCTCCTGGATCTGCTCAGCCGTCTTGTCCTTGGTGCTGATCTTGGTTGAAGCAACATTCAGCCCATCGAGGACGCCATCGTTAAGCTCGACATTAAGTCGATCAAACAACGAAAGCACAGATCCTTCAGTAGCGTCATACGTTGCATCGAGAGCTGACTGCATTTGAGGGTCGAGCGCAGACAGCCGGGTGCGTTTCTTGTTCTTGCCGAACAACCCGCCTTTCTTCTTCTGGTACTCGAACTGCCGGCCCGCAAAATCGCCATTTTCGACACCCAGCGAGAGGCCTTGATCCTTGGTTTGCCAGTCACCGCCGAACAGTTTCGAACCGCCGATCGCGCCCAACATGCCGCCGATGACCGCGCCGACCGCCGTGCCGATGGGGCCGAAGTATGTGCCTCCCGTCGCACCGGCTTGCGCGCCTGCATAGCCACCGGCCGCCCCCGCCGCAGCGCCCTTAAAGCCGGAGTTTTGGTATCCCATGATTGCGCCGCTAATGGCACTAAGGTAGGGTGCCGACGCAGAGAGTCCGCCAGCCGATGAAGTGGCCATGGTCGACGACCCAATATTGCCAGATACCAGCGACTGACCAAGGCCGTAGCCGACATTACTGCCTGCGCCTCCTGCCAGGCTGGATGCAGCGCCGCCACCAAACAACCCGCTCAGGCCACTGCTGATGTAGTTGTAGCCGCCGCTGATCGCGCTCTGCATGCCGCCGAGGAAGCCTTCGCCCGCGCTCCAACCGGCAGAGACAGCACTGCCAAAGCCAGAGGTGGCCACGCCGTAGGCCTTGGAGGCCATATCAAACAGGCCCAGGCCACCGCTGCCACCACCGCCGCCGAATAGCCCGCCAGATTGCGCGGACAGTCCGCCAACACCCAGCGCCGCACCGATCTGCATGACGATCGGGCGGGTGATGGCCATGTGTGCCAGCTCAGCCAGCAGCTGCTTGAAGCCATCCTTCAGTCTGGTGGCGAAGCCGTCGAAGCCGTCACCAATGTTCTTCCAGGCGTCCGCGAAGGCGCCATCGACACGGTCCAGCGCGCCTTCGGTGAACTTGCCCCAGGCGGTCGCGGCGTTTTTGTTTTGCTCATATTCAAGGGCAAGCTTTGCCAAAGTATCTTGGTATAAAGCCGTATCCCCGATGCCTGAAGCGATGGCGGCGTTGAGCGCTTTCTGCTCTTTCGTGTAATCGCGCAGGAGCTTTACCTGCGGATTCAGCCGGTCAACGATCCCTTCAATAGAGTTGGCCTGCTCCAGCGCCTTGTTGGCGTCAAGCTGTGCTTTGGTCTGGTCCAGCAGCAGTTGGTATTCCTTGCTGCCAACCTCAATGTTTCTCCCGGCCAGCGCAACCGTCATCGCCTTGGTGATGTTGAAGGATTCAAGGGCATCCTTGCCTTGAAGGGTTGCAGCGGTTTGAGCGACCGTGTTGGCATTCTCCACGCGAAGGTTGGCAATGTACTGATTGATGTCCAAGCGATCTTTCGCATCGGCTTCGCGATTGACTGCGGCAGTTACTGCATCCCGCGCACCGACACCAGTCTTCAGCAACTCCTCTTCGATCTTCTGCTGGATCGCCAGTTCGCGCACGCTGTCGGCGCCGGAGAGGTAGGCGTCGGCCATGTCGTTTGAAGACTTGGTCGATATGGCGGATTGGGCCTCGAAATCCTTGAGCGCTTTAGCCTGATTCTCTACAGCGGTCGCATGCTTGTTTGTTTCCGAAGTGAGTGTCTTTGTGGCGGCGGTTGCTGCGTTCGCTTTATCGACCGTGCCAGCATAGGCAAGCGCTGCTTTTTGGTCCGTCTCTGAAAGCGTGCCAGCGTATCCCTTGCTGATCGAAATTCTGACCTTTTCAACCTCTGTCAGCTTTCCTGCAAAGTCAGACTGTCGCTTCAGCTGATCAATATATTTCTGGCCGGTCGTGTCCGTAACAATGGCGTTATTGGTAGCCGCATCCGTGTTGGCCTTGTAGGAGCCGGTCAGGGCATTCAGCCTACCCTCTACCTCGGCAATTTTTCGGCCTTCCGCTTCGCGAGACCCAGCCAGATCCTTGACAATCTGAAGTTGCTCAGCGCTTACACCGTTAACATTCGAAAGCTGAGCCAGAAGCGACGACCAATCAACCGTTCCGGTTTCCTGGAATGCTTTCTTGACGCTCTCCACAGCGCTCGCGAGTTCGCCGCTAGCAACCGTGATTCTGCTTCGACGGGGCCCGCTCATGCCCTTTGCCAGCGATTCGACAAAGGCGCTGCCGGCATCTTCACCGCTTTTGGCGTATGCGGTTTTGAGCGACTCCAGATCCTTGCTCAGACTTTCAATCTGGTTGACCTGCTCAATCTTACTGAGCTTGGTGAACTTGGTGAGAAGGCCGTCCAGAGGCCCGTCGAGCTCGGCAATCCTGGCTTTCAGAGCTCCCGTTTTCTCTCCGAAATCCAGGAACGAGAGAGCTACACTGCCTGCCATAACCGCCAATCCTACCGGGCCTCCCATCAGTCCGAGGAGTCTTCCTCCGGCGCCCATCAGGGCCGTACTGGTTACAGCGGAGGCTTTCTGGGCGACTGCAAGCCGAGCTTGCGCCGCAGCATCTGCATTTGTCGCGGCGGTCACCTCGACGTGTGAGGCGTAAGCGGCGTATCTCTGGGTTGTGGCCTTGAGATTGGCGGCAGCCTCAATCGCCTCCGCCTCTGCGAGGGCGAGCGCGGCGGTTGCGGATGATTGCTTGGCTTTCGTTTCCACTGCGAAGGCGGCAGCGCTGGTGTAAGCAGCTGCCACGCCGCGTCCGAGCGCCGCATAAAGCCCTGTCTCAAGTAGCTGGCTCACGATGGATACGTTGTCGCTCAACATCTTCAGCGATCCGACATACCCATCTACCGCAACCCCGAAAGCCGGTTGAGCTGCGCCGCCCAGGGAAACCTTCAAATTCTCAACGTAGCGAGTCGACGACTGAAGCTTTTTGTTTGCGTTATCGAGAGAGGCCTCGTAAGCACCTGCAATGTTTTTCCCCGCCTCCATTGCAGCATTGACGCCGGCTTGAGTCTTTTCGGCGGTGGTTAGCTGATCGGCATTCTTTCCGAGCTGGGCAGCGAGCTTTTCATAGCTCTGTTGAAAGTTGACGTTGAGCCCGAGAGTTTCGAGGGTTTCTTTTTCGGCAGACTGAATGCCCTTGATCAGGCGCTCGAATGCCTCCGAAGAGTTGGTATTGCCAACGACAGCAGCATCCTGAGCCAGTCGAGCAAGTTTCGTGGCCTGCGTAAGGTCAATGTTTGCGCTCATCATCTTGATGATGTTGTTGCGCGATTGAATAGCCGAGATGCCGGCCTTCTGGAGGGACTGATCCAGAGCCGCGAGCTCAACGGTAGTTCTGCCGGTATTCGCTCCAACGGTTTTCATGACAAGCCCGAGCTGGTCATATCTAGAGGCGAGCGTTACAGCATCCTCAACAATTCCGCCAAGCTTGAGGGCGGCAAACGCGGCAGTGGCAGTTTTCGCCAGCTTGGCGATACCGATCTCTGTGGTTCCTGCCTGTCGCTCCAGAGCAGACAGATCACGGCCAGCCGATGCGGCTTGAGTGCTGTCAACCGCAATAACAAGGCGAGCTGTCTCTGACATACTTTTCTCCAGGCGTAAAAAAACCGCCTCATTGGGCGGTTTGATGATTAACTTTTCAGGTGGTCCGTTATTTTTTAGCCGGCTTCGTACACAGGATATCTATAAGCCCTGACGCGTCTTCGCTAGCAACTATTGCAGTGAAGTCTCCACTATTTCCCCTAGAGGACATATATCGTTCGAACCCTGAGTATGCACCAAAGCCATTCTTTCCATTTATCTCGCCGCACACAGATCCAATACTCGTGATGTAGTCACCCCTGAACTGAGCCGAGCCAGGGTCCTTGAGGCGAGAAGCTGCGGCAGCCCTGCCCTTATCGATAGTGTCATCACCACAGCCAGCAAGCGCTACCAATGCCGAAACCAAAATAACCCCACGCATCCGGTATCCCTCCCCAACAAAGCAGAGCCTGCGGCCCTACTTAGCGCCATCACAAATACTCATCGACGAGAGTCGCAGCTTGGGATCGTTGATCCTCAGCACGCGAGCCATACAGCTATCGTATGTCTCAACTGGGCGAGCGGCGTTCGTGGCGGTGGCAGCAATTGCCCCACCGTAGACGGTTCCGCCGTTGGCGACACAGTCGAACGATTCGGGATGTTTTAGTCGAGCCGCATAACCCCATACTTGAGGCCTGGCCCAGGCGAAGAAGCCAATCTTCATGTGCTGATGCTTGTCGCCAACAATGTCTGCGCCGGATGACCGTGCAACATCTGCAAGCGCCTGGTTCACCTTCGCGTAACCGCCGTACCACTGCTGGTTGGCTACCGCACGACCGAGAAAAACCGAATCAACACTCTTAGGTAGTGGAGTTGGGAGCAGGCAAACCGGTCCTGCGTAGGGAGGCAGAGCGGACTGAGAGCCCTCCCATTTTTGGACAACTGACTTGGTCCCACAGCCCGTGAGCGCAACAACCAGACACAATCCGACAAATCCCTTCATTTGGCACTTCCTCTTATAGATACCGGCAATCTACCACCATCAGGAGGAACGACCAAAACCGGGGCGAGGCGAGGTAGTGGTTAATTGAGGGTTGTCTAGCGACAGACGCCGCCGGCGAACATAGAAGGAAGGCCGGAGCGCAATTTTTCGGGCACACTAACCGCCTATTTGCGGGACCGCATCAGACGCGAGCCGGTATGAGATGCAATATACCGACGGCACCAGAAATGGTTTCCTTAGCTCGGGATCATAGCTTCAATTCAACGGAGTAATAGGAAGCACCATGTCTAAATCTGAAGTAAACCTGACGCGCAAGGAAATCAAGCAACTGCGTGAAGAGCGAAAGGATACTCTTGCGGAGTGGTTCAAAGTCGTACGCCGCAAGGTGAAAATAGGAGTAGCTTGCAACGAATCATTCATCGGTGTAGTCAATTTCTCCAAGAGATCGAGTTTGTCTGTATCCCTTTACAAGCTTGGCACCTCGATCAGCCGGGAGGCCACAGCTAAGTACGTCTTGGAAACCACAGGCGACATTCTGGAGATGGAGCGCCGAGGCGGGGATCAGTACCAGTTCTTGAAGGATCAGTGCTTTGCAATCCGAGTTAAGCCCAGCAACCCTACCCGCTCGACTCCCGAGCATCACTTTGCATTGGTAGCGTGGAAGGAGGAAGTGTCGTACAACATTGCCGACCACTTTATGACCATTGAGCTCAATCTAAAAACGCCTATGGAGAGCAGAGAGAAGACCCGACTGTTCGGTAAAGTTGGGACTGTCTATAAACCCTGAAGCTCGCGTCCATGCAAGCAAGGGCCGAATTGAAAAGCTCTGCTTGTTTCGGAGCTAGACAGGAAATCAAGTTGCGAGCCCCTGCGTTGGCTGAAATACAAAATCATGCGAGTACATCTGCAAGGCGAGTAATCCGCACGCACACCCTTCTGCCAAGTGGCAATCTGCTCCATTGCAGGGGAGGCCTGAATTTCGACCCGGCAGATGCAAAAAGCCCAGCGCGAGGGCTGGGCTTTGCATCAGGACCTTGATCCCCTCACCGCGTCTGCCGTTGCTTTGATTACCTCTTTCATCATCTCCGCACTCAAGGGAAGCGGGCCCTGATCATCATCCTGTTCAGGCTTTGGTCGATGATGGAAATATCTCAGCAGCGCGATGAGCAGCAAGGTAGGCACAGTTGATAGCGATACAACGATAGGGATGTCACCCGTGGTATGCGGCCTCACCGAGGCGAAAAAATACCAAAATCCAGCAGTCACACGAATGTTGCCAAAAAAAACGAAACCAAGCAGCGCTAAATAGAAAACGATAACCAGGCCAATGGTGACAGTAGTTAATCGTTTTTCCCACCGGAAACGCCAAGCTTCTTTTTTAAGATAGTCGCTAATCAAGCCAAGGTTTTCGGCTTCGCCACCCGACAAATCGTCACTTGTATCGATCATAAAAGCCCAATCGCCTTCAACCTGAATTCCATTGCAGCTGTCGAAACGCCAAAGGTGCTGGCCAGCCTAGATAGATCAGTGACTCGTTGCTCGAGCACCATATGCTTCACCAGCGCAGCGGGCATGAGAAGAGCTGCTGCAAATCTATTTGCTGCAACTTCTCTTGGGTCCCTAGATCTCGCACTAAATTGTTCGGACGTATCACGGGGGGCATCAAGATCGCCATGAACGTGGTGACCGATCTCGTGAGCAATAGTAAATCGCTGACGTACTGGCGCATCCAAGAAGTTGTAGGTGATTAACGGCTGCCCTTCGCGATAGGAATAATGGCCGCTCTCGTTTGGTCTCCAGGTTTCTGGCTTAAATGGCGAGAGAGCCTGCACCTCAATGCCCATAGCGGTCGCTATGGCCTGTGGATTCACCGGTAGACGGCCATCCCAGTGCGACCGAAGGACGTCGTCTGCAGTTTTGTACTCCATGCGCCCCCCCTTTTTTTGGCTGACTAAGCGTAAATACTTACTCAAAAATGAGGCGCGAGTCTGCCGAAGTCAAGTGGGTATGTCAATTTTTTGCTTGACACTTGCTTGGTGGATCTATAGAACCGCCAACCCACTGCTAGACATCCATCACGCCTCATTCATCACCCGGCAGTGGATGCCGTCCATCTTCATCAGCACCCGAGCCTCTTCCGGCTCGATCTGCCGATCCATCATCCGCGTCCAGGCGTCCATTTCTTGCCAGGTCAGCGGATCGCTGGTGCGCTTGAGCTCCCAGTACAAGCCGGCCAGATAGCCCATACCCTCGGGCATGGCTGGAATATCCAGCTCCCGAGGCTTGTGGCCGGTCATGTTCCAGACCCGCGTCAGGTGATCGCGGGTGGTGGCAGTCGATCCTTTGACCGGCTTGTTGAGCTTGGCCTCACCTTCCCAGTGGGTTAGGAGGCTTTCAACTCTGGAGCGAAAAAACGGGCGCGGTCGCTCGCCAGTCGCTCGACATCATTCGCCAGGCCGGGGTTGTTGAGCAGCAGCTCGGCTACGGCTTCTTTGCTGTATGGCACCGGCAGCGACCAGTCGAAGGCCAGCGCGGAACGGTACAGCAGGTTGGCACGCTGAGAGATGGCGGCCTCTTCTTCTACCGACATGCCTTCCTTTCCCTCATCGCGCAGGATTCGAGTTGCTTCCAGCAGGGCTTTACGGGCAGCAGGCGCATCGGCACCCAGCACCATCAGGTGATATTCGGTTTCAGTGCCATCAGGCAGGGTCAACGGCAGTTTCTTGCCTTTCTCCAGAGCGCCCAGGGTGAAGAAGTCGGACAGAGCGAATGGCTTGATAGGTGCAGCGGCTTTTTCGGCTTTAGTGGTCATTCGGTGAATCTCCAGGCAAAAAGAAGCCCGCTCAGTGGCGGGCATTTAGGGTTCTTTAGTGTTAAGCGCTAAACAGTCGGTACTGACCGTCGCGCTCAATGGTCATAATTCTGTTTTCAATGGCTGGTTTCTTGATCTGCCAGCGCTGCAAGGTTCGTCCGGCCAGGCTGGCAATGCCCTTCTCCTGCCGGTATTCAAGCATCAGCTCGTTGCGAATATGGTCGTAACTCATGGCGCGCTGGAGCAGCTGATCGGCCATCCAGTTGAAGGCGTCAATGAAGCGCTCTTTGATCTGGTCCGCTTTCTCGCCAGTCAGCCCCATGGCGACAAACATAAAGCCATCTTTGGTCATCTCGTACATGGGCCGCTGCTCACCCTTCGCGTCCAGGTATTCAACGAGCGCAAAATTGCGCCGGTTGAATTCGGGCGAGCACTTCATGTTGGCAATCTTGCGCAACACAGCCTTGTGCGCCCTGCCAAAGTAGGCAGCAACGCGCAGCGAAGTAGTTACGACCTTTCCTTGGTCGGCCATCACCATCTGCTGAAAGTCAGCGTCGTTCAAAATCAATTCGCTCATTGCGCACTCCTGACTCGCCATTTAATAGAGGCATGCAGGCAGGGACGGAGGCGTACCCGTCCCTTTCGGGTGTACAGCCCTAGCCAGCATGAATATCCCTGAAGGGATTCGGTTTGCCTTGCAGCAGAAACAAAAAGCCCCAGCGAGTGCCAGGGCTTGGGGATCAGTAATAAATAAGGGGCTCGAAAGCCCCTCATTGCAGCGAGACGATTACGCGCCAGTGCGCGTGATCATCATGGTGGTGGCCAGCACGTCGTCGTAACCGGCGCTGACCGTGTATTGCGGGATGATTGCGCCGGGGCCACTGACCTGCTTCTGGCCCTGCGTGTAGCGGACCTTTGGAAGGTCAATCGTGTAGCTGTCGTCGCCCTCCTTCAGTTCGATGGAGTGGGCGGTAGAGGTCTCATCGAGAACCTTGTCCCACAAGACAGCATCAACCAGATATGCGCTCATGCTACCGGTAACGACCGCGACACCGTTGGAGATGTCGAAGGCTTCACGACTGCCCAGGGCAAATAGCGCTTCCATGCCGTTATCGAGGTTGACGCTCCACTCGGTCGCATAGGCGACATCAACACCACCTTCTTTGAGCGCCAGGTTGGTGGTGATCATGATGTCGGTTGCGGTTGCAGCTAGGTAAGTCGAACCGACCGGCACAGTGAATTTCTGCGCCTGAGTGCCCATCATGCTGAACGTGACACCGACCGGAGCATTCAGCGGCGAGCTGATTGCCATGGTGCTGACGCGACAGCCGCGATACACGTAGTCAACGCCGATGTCGGTGTGGCGCTCCAGAATCGCAAAGGTGCGCTCAACCTTGCCGATCTTCAGGACGTTGGCGGTCCAGGTGCCCTGCATAGCCGCCTGGATCAGGTCGTCGAAGCTGCGGAATGACAGCTCAACCGCGATGTCGCCGGCCACGCTGTAGGTGCCACCACGACTTGGTGGCCGCTGACGGGTCTGATTCATCTCAGCCGTGTCGATCTGGTTGATGTTCGGCGTCAGGCCTTCGCTGACGAATCGAATCGGTTTCCACGCCGGAGTGTCCGGGATTTCACCCGCGACCTCTTCGACGTAAAACGCTTGAACGGCCGAGCCGTTGGCTAACTTGCCCATTTAGGGATCCTCTTAACGGAAAAACCCGCTCAATGGGCGGGGTGTGGGTTTTGCTCGGGGAATGAATCAGGCGGTCGGAAAAATCCACGCGCTGTAATAAACGAGGATGCTCACGCCAGTCCAGACAGCTTCTGGCGTGATCTTGGATCGCTCAGCCTTGCGGATGTGCACGCGCTGGCCTTGGTATTCCAGCCCGAGCCCGGGCGTGTAAAAGCTCAGCGCCTTGTCCACATCAGCCAGGATCGGCCCGGTGCCGGTATTGTTCGGGTGGTAGATGTCGATCTGCAGGTAACCGGTGCGCTCGACCGGGTTTACGCCGCCGAATGCGGCCGGCTCGCGACCGGTGGGCATATCGGTAAGGCGGGCCCATGGCTGGCCCGTAGGTTTGGTGAACGCCTTGTCTTCCATGGCAGTTCGGCTTGCAGGGTATAGGTTGCTAGCCAGGTAGGCGCTGACCAGGGCGGAGTTGATTCTGGACTCGCTCATACACGATTCCTTGCGGCAGACTCGTCGACCATCTTTTGGAATCGGTCCACGTTGCGCTTCACCATTCCGTGCGGCTGCTGCTGAGACCAGCCGTTTTCTAAGCGCTCAATGTAAACAAGGTTGGACGTGAGGCATGTAACCTGCCCTGCTCCGGCTGGCGTATTAGCCACCGCCTCAGCAATGGCGGCGCGGCCCGACGGATCAATTCGGTCTGGCTGGCCCTCAGCAGGACTGGTGACAGTCGTCTGCCAGCTTCCCTTGGCCGTCCCCTCATCAACGGGCGTCTCTGTGATGACATTCGTGAACAGCGCGATAGTGGTCTCTCGCACCATCTTGTCGTGGGCTTTGCTGGTCTTCATTCCGAAGGCGCGGATCTGATCAGAAAATCCCATCATCACACCCTCAGCTGTATGGTGAATGTCGCCTTCACTGGATCTTCGCTGACGTTCAGCGCCCGCTTGCCGTTGATGATGTCGCCTATCGCCGGGACAGCAATCGCTACAGTCGCCACCCCATCCAGCGTGACGAACAGCTCGTTTTGCAGCACTAGCAGCTTTTCGTCAGTCGTCTCGATCAGGCTTCCATCGACCTCCCGAACCAAGTAGCTGCCAAACACGCCGCGCCCCGCGTAAACCAGCGTAGAGCCTTCAGTTTCGAAGCCTGTCACCGGGTCATACTCGCCGGCTACCGCGCGCATGCCCATAATCGGCTTCACTGCGTCTGCCAGCCCATCAGGATCATCAAAGGCCTCGGCCATCTCCGCTTGTATCTCTTCGCACATGCCCATGGTCAGATCCTTTTCAGCATCATCACGCCGGAACGCTTGATCCACGGATCCAGCAAGGCCAGGGCGAAGTTCACGCCCGCCGACTGATCGGTAGAGCCCGCTACATAGGCTTTGCTCACCGACGTGCCGGACTGCGCCGATACTGTCTTGCTCTGCACTTCCTTCTGCGTGGCCTTGTACAAATTGCCAGCTGCCGCCTCTTTGGCGACTTGGGCGCCGGCCAACTTGATGGCGTCAGGGACAGGATTGGAAACAGGTCGCTTAATCTTGGCCGTGAGCCAGGCGTTCGCCATGGTCACAGCAAGGACCGGATTACCGGCACCAGCCCAGCCAGGACTTAGCAGGGTGTCAACGTCGGCGACGGTGATGTAATCGGTCATGGCTCTGTCCTTATTCCGTTGGCACCAGGGCCTGCAGGTCTTCTTTCTTGGCGGTCGGATCAAAGGCAATGCCTTTCTCGGTCAGCCACTCTTTCAACTCGGGGACCTTCATTTTCAGAGGGTCAGTTTCGACCTCATCTTCCTTCTCGGCCGGGCCAGAAACCGCAATGCCTGCGCGCTGGTAGGCCTCGATGATGTTCGGCCGGTCGCCGTCCACCACAACTTCCTTCGCAGAGCTGATCACGCCGAAGAACTCGTCCAGCAGGCGATAGCAAACCCCAAGCTCATTGCCCGGTGTGTCGGTATAGATAACCTTCATGATTCTCTCCGTGTCGACCAGGGCGCATTGAAGCGCCCTGCCGATGGTGGTTTACGGGGTGACAGTGCCGCTGATGACGGCTGCGAAAGGAACCTGCTTGCGGTCGAAGACGCGCTCCCAGTTGGCTGCGGCCGCGTATTGGGTCGCAGTCGGGCTCAGGTTGCGGTTCTCGCCACCCTTCCAGCTGAAGCCAGCAGGCTGCAAGATCATCGTCTTACGCTCCCACAGGACTTCCGCGCCGCCGCCGTTACCGCCCGATGGCTTACGCTCCAGCTCAACCGGGTTCGCCGGGTTGCCTTCGCCGTAACCGAACGCGCCTTGACCGAAGAATACGGACAGGAAGCGGCCGGAGCCGTACACCAGGCTGTCATCCATGAAAACTGGCTTGCCCAGGTAGGTGGCCAAGATGATCTTGCCGTCGGAGTCGCGCAGGTACTCGATGAGGTCCTGCTTAACCATCTGGTTCATCACTACCGAGTGCACGCCGATAGCGGAGAACACGTCAGCAGCATCGCCGGAGGTGAACGCAGCATCCTGGAACGCACCAGCGCTGATGGTCGCGCCCGCATCGACAACCATGTCACCCGCGTCATTGGCGATGTTCGAGGCGATGATGCCGCGAGCTGCGCCCAGCAGGTAACGCTGCCAGCGACGGGTCCAGTAGGTGCCGAAGCGGTTGCGGATGTGCTGCATTGGCTCGGTTCGGGCCAATTCAGTGGTGAGGTCGGCTACGCCGTAGGCTTTGTTGAGGTACAGAGTGCGCGCACGCATGCTACCCATCTCTGCCTTGCCAACCAGTCCCAGGTCGTCCGGATCATCGTTGGAGATGTTCGGCTCTTCGTCTGCATCCAGATCCTGCCAGTAGGCAATCTCTGCGGTGCCCTGGCCGTTGGATGCAATAGCGTCCAGCTCGGGGGATTTGACGATGATGCCGGATTCGAACACGGCGGTCTTTTCTGGAGAATTGACCGGCGCCAGATCGGCGTAGTAATCACTGACGAAGATGTCAGCTAGTTGCGTGGTGGCCATGGATTAGGTTCCTTGAGTGGCTTTGAGTCGCTTGTATGCTTCGGGGTTGTCTCGGGCCAACGTCGCGCGCTCCTGCTCGGTGTGCTCCCCCCACTTTTTGGTAGCCTTGCCACCGTTGTCGCCGGTCTGCCCGGCACCCTGAGCCCTTGGCCAGAGGTGTGTTGCTGTTTCACGCAGCGATTCCGCCCATTCGAGCGGTGACAGCGGAGTCTTGCCGTCCTTCCCGTAAACGACTTCGCCGTCTTGATCAGTGGCAATCGCCTCGCCGTCTTCACTGAGTTTGAAAGTACCCCGGGCGCGGAGAATGATGTCCTCGGCAGCCTCGGGGAGCGCGCCAGCCTTGATGGCGGCGGCGCGGATGGAGTCGGCAAGTACCTTGTCGCTGTACTTGGCAGCGAATGCTTCGGCCTTGTCGGCTCGGGATTTCTCGGCGGCCAGTTGCTTGTCGTAGTCGGTGCGCAGGCGCTCGGTGCGCTTGCTGATCACCTCGTCAAGCTTGCCCTCGGCCAGGAGGCGGGTTTCTTCGTCCTGGCCGACCTTGTTGAGCAGGCCTTTCACGGCGTCGATGTCCAGGCCTTCGAACTGGGTCTTGAAGCCATCCAGTTCAGATTTGGTGGTCCGGAGCGAGCCGAGCAATTCGGTGTTTTTGTTCTTGAGGCCCAAGGTCGCGGCATCAACTGCGGCAGCGATGGCGGTTTTTACTGCCGGGTTTTCAAGGTCAATCTGGTTTTCTTCTGACACGTTGCGCACCCCTTGGGCTTGGTCGACCTGTCTAACAGGCTGTTTGCCACCCCTTTGGGGTGACGCAAAAAAGGCCAAAGGAGCGATCCAATGGCCTGAAATGAAGAAGCCCGCACTAGGCGGGCTTGCTTATAAATGTGTGCGTGGTTAGGCGCTTAGATGACGCTGCGTGTACCCGGCACCCTCTTCATTGAGTGCTGCCATGCGCGACTCTCGCCACGCAACCGCAAGAGCGAATGCACCTTCCTTCCCATGCTTCGCGCATGAAAACGTCTTGGTTCTGCGCTGGCCGTCCTGCTCATAGCAGGCTGCTTCATAGCAGTTACGTGGAATGTGGAGGCGGACGCCTGTGACGCCTGTCGAGTTGTCTTGTCGGGTCGCCGTATTCCGGCAATTTATGCTGTTTGTAACGAGTCGCAAGTTTCCAATGTTGTTGTTGAGCCCGTTACCATCTATGTGATCTACCTGCATGCCGCCCGGTATAGCTCCATGGATAAGCTCCCAGATAAGGCGATGCGCTCGATGAACGACCAAATCAAGCCCGACAACCCAATAGTCGGAGCCTCGCTTGCTTGGCTTTAAGCAGCCAGCCTCCGCCCCGACTTGAATTCTTTGACGCTCAGCTATCCACCGGAGCCCAGTTTTCGAGGTCGGGTCGTATGCAATGACTTCAGATAGAATCAACTCAGCCATTAAGTAGTCTCCCTGCTTATTGGTTAGGGCCGGAGTCGTGTTAGCGCACGCTTCGGCTCGCTTATTTTAGCACTCAGACTGTATGCATACCCAGCGTCAGGGCATAAAAAACCCCGGCATGGCCGAGGCTTGAAATTGGTCTAGCTCACGAAAGATCGTTAGAGCGGATCGAGCTTATCCTGCAAGTGCATGGAAATGGTGAAGATCAGCCAGGCACCCGGCCGCTCATGGGTCGGGTACAGTTCAACGATGCGGAGCTGCCACCACTGCATGAATAGCCGGTCGGCCAACTCAATGTCTCTCACCGAACACTTCCTTGAAGGTTGCAGCGTCTCGCTGACGCAGCTGTTCAAGATTGTATTCCTTGCCACTTGGGTCCACAAAGCGATCCAGAGTCAGGCCACCTTCGCTGTACAGCCGATAGCGTGATGGACCAAGCCATTCACGCTGGTACTCGGCTGACTGCGCGGCAAACCAGCCGGCGTAAGTTGTTTTGGCCTTCACCTGGCCGACTTTCAGGCCCGCAGCTTCCCGCTGATTGTCGGTCATGTTGCCGATGGAGCGGAATGTGCTGCGACCGTCCTGCCCTTTCACCCTCAAAGCCAGGACGTATGGGCGATTGCCCATCATGCCGTCGGCGATAACCGGCACCTGAACAGTCCGGCAGCGCGGGTGATACGGCGGTCGCGGGTGACTGGTGCCGACCCTGTGCTTGCGGCCGTCAACAGAGGCGCAATACTTGCTGGTACGGCCGTCCAGAGTGGCGCAGTCCATGACTTCTTGAACATCGAGAGCCTTATAGGTCTCGTTGTAGGCGACATTGCTGATGTGGTTGCGGGCCGTGCGGACGATGGTCTCAACATCCCGGCGCGTAACCTCGATCAGCCCATCTTTGTATTTGAGCTCTTTGGTGCCGAGCAGTGCGCGGATGATCTGCTGATTGGCTTCGCCCGCCGCGACACCCTGACGGATCCTGGCATTGAGTCGCACTGCCGAGCTTTCCGCGATACCGGACAACATCCGGCCAACCATCTCGCCCATCACTGGCGTCTGCATGCCCGCCTTGTAAGCGCTGGCAGCAGTAACAGCAACGACTGGCAAGTCTACGAGCGCCTGGCTCATCACCGACCCGGCATAAGAAGCTTCGTACCCGGCCAGCTCCTTAGCCGAGTCAGCCCATTCTGACTGGATAGCCTCATCGACTGCCTGAGCCCATGCCTCAATCTCGGCATTCAACCGTTTCAGTCGGCTGGAGGTGTACTTGCCGGCCGCGAACGCCTGCAGCTCTGCCGCTGACAGGCCGTCCAGTCGCTCAGCAAGCGTTCTGCCGAGCTTTACGGACAACTCGCCTATCTCGGTATTGATTCGATTAACTGACGCTGTGGAAGCTCTGTGAAGCCACGATGAATGCTGGGCGAGCGCCATGACGATTGCTCGCTGCGCCCGCTCAAGATCTTCGCTCATGTCACCGCATCCTCAGGGTCCGGGTTATCGATGCGCGCTTGCTCATCGGCGTAAACACGCTCAGGAAGCTTCCCGGTCGTGAGGTACAGCCAGTAGCTTTCGTGTGAGATGACGCCCGCCAGAGCCGCCTGGAGCAGTTGCGTAGCCACCTGGGCATCAACACCCGGAACGATGAACTCAGGCTTAACCGTGAACACCACCTGATTAGGGTCAAATCCCTTCCATTCGGCGGCGTAGCGAATGCCCTGCTCCAGCGCCTCGGCAACCGTCACCACAATGCTGTGCAGAGTTGCGTGCTGATCGTTCTGCCGAGTTTTGCGCGCTTCGCCAGACTCGGTGCCGCCGACATCCATGACTTTAGCGCCAGCCTCAAGAGCGGCATTCTTTTGGTCGCCCATGGCTTTTCGGTTGGCTTCAATGCCGGTGCCCTTGAACTCCAGATATTCGGCCTTGCCGTTCGGCCCCAGATCCCAAGCAGCCGACGGGCCGGTAACGCTTAACTCTACTGACTCATCCAGGCCCGAAACCCAAGGCTGAGGATGACTGGTTTGATGCAGAGAGCTGAAGTAGTCAGCGCTAAGCTGATACGACTTCAAAGCCGCGCGCGCCATGGTCAGCAGTGGCACCTCGTCAACCTCTGGCGAGTTATCGGTTGAGCCGCAGTAGATCACCGGCAGATACGGCAGGCCCTTGACCAGTCGGTTGTCAGCACCGGTTGTGCCGAGAGGCTGACTGGCCTCAAGAATTGAGCCGTCCTCGCTGATCACTTCACTATGGCAAACACCTTCGATCATCTTGAAGACGCGATAGACCATCTTACATTCGTGGTCGAACTCGTCCTCTTTGTTGTCGCGAAACTCTATGAACACTGCCAACGTGAGGTCCTGACGCCCACCCATTGCCCCAACCTTCCAGTTGATGGCGTTGCGCGTGGCGTAGGTCGAAAAGTAGGGCTCACCCTTATCGTCGATGTTCACTACCAGCGGAACCCGGCCATGCGAAATAGCCTGGCGCACCATGCGGAAGAACAGCTGTTTCAGGCCGAAACCGTCCGATGTCGCGTTGTCCTCCAAACCCTTCATGCCAGAAGGCAGCTTGATTTCAGGAATCAACCGGGAAACAAGACCCATCATCGAGCGCAACGAATCCCTCACCCAGTGCTCGTACTGCGCTCGCTCGGTGTAGTTCTGGTAAAGGTACTTGTTGCCAGCAGCATCGAGCTTCTCAGCCTCAACCATGCCGCTGGGTTTGGGCAAATTCACCGCGTTGCGCTTGATAGCGCCTTCTCCTTCGAGCGCGTCGTCCATCATTCGCCATTCGGCAATGTGTGCGTCGTAGTCGGGGTTTGTCGATTGCACTGGCATCAGGCCAAGCCTCCAATTCGGCGTGTTCCGCCTGTGCGTTTGATGCACGGCCACTCAACGTCGATGCAATAGCCAATCGCCGTGGTGATGTGCTGGTAGTCGTTTTTCTGGTCTTCTTGGAAGGTCGAGCCCATTTGAAGCTGAACCGTACTCAAGCCCTTGTGGCACCAGGGAGCGGTGACAGGGTTGATGAACAAGCTGGTTTCGCCTGAGGCGGTCAGGATCTTCGCCCGTACGGCGTTCTGCCGATCCTTGATGGATGGGTGAGCAGGCTTTACCTTGCGGGTGTACGTCCAGCCATTGGCCTTCAGCACACCCTCGATGTCGGTGTAGTCGGATGCGTGTCCGTGCTTCTCGCCTGCCTTGCCCGCGGGGTCGCCGTAGATCAGGACGTGCTTGTTTTTGTGGTCCTTGAACTTGTCCACGAACTCCGCAGCCGACTGCTTCGAAACGGCGCTGATCAGCACGATCTCATCCAGCAGATAAAGGTCTTTGCCATCGTTGCGCCGGACACCGATCGCGGATGACAGAGGGGTGAAGTTCTGGTCGTGCATCCACATCAGCTGCTCATGCGGCTCAATGGCTGCATCCGTCGTGTTCGCCTTGCTGTAGTCCTCGTAGATCCGGCCAGACGCCGTTTCGAACGATGCTTCAAATTCCTGCTTGAACTGCTTGGCCGACATGGCCCGCTTCATTGCGTCCATTACGTCAGCCGGAAGAATCTCGGCCGATTTCCAATGGAACACCCGGAAGTTAGGGTCATTGCCCGACTCCGCCTGCATGCACAGGTCGTAGTAGTGGTTCAAGCCGTCAGGTACGCCGAGCAACCAGCACCAGGCTCGGTAATCCGGCATGGTTGGGTTGACAGTGTTCAGCGCCGGGAGAATGTTGGCCTCCCAGGCATCCGGCTTGATGTCGGCGAACTCGTCGATGCCGCCACCAGTCCACGGGATACCCTCGATCCGCTGCGGCTTGTCCAGGCCGATGACGTGAATCTCACTACCGTTGTCCAGGTAGATGATCAGGTCGGACTCGGACGGCCTGCGACTGTGCATGCAGCAGAGCGTGAACGCCTTGAGGTCATCCCAGAAGATCTTTTTGGCTTGGGCGTGCGTTGGTGCGGCGGCGAAGTACATGCCGGTGTACGCCGATGCCTGCTTCACCACGAAGCGCTTGAAACGCTCAGTCTTGCCGCTACGACGACCAGCAGGCACCAGCGGGAAGCGAATGCCTTCAGACACAGCGTCCACCAAGGCGAGCTGCACCGGGTGATCCTTGAGCGGGTACCAACGAGACAGCTGACGATCCAGCATCAGGTTGCCAGTGTTCGCGATCATGACGGCAGCCTCGCGATCAAATCGGCCAGCAGCTGGGCGTTGGAGTTACCGCCGCCCTTCTCTATCAGCTTGAGCTCGGCCTTACGCTTCTCGATCTCAAGCAGTTTGATTTCTTCATCCAGCGACTTGTCAGGCTCAACGCGGCGATTGACGTAGACGTCTCCCGTCTCCTTGGCGGCCTGCTCCAATAGCTGGGCCGTTAACGCCATATTCCTTGAGCTCTCGGCCTTCTCAGCCATACGCCCAAGCGTTCGCAGCCGATGGGCTCGATTAGCTATAGGAATCTCTGCCGTCTCTTCGCGGAACCGCTTGCGGGTGTCTTCGAACAGAGTCCGCCACTTGGCTGCCAGATTGGCTCCGGCGCGCTTTGTTGGGTCGTGCTGCTCGACCTGCTGGCGGGTCACATCGATGTTGAATTCATGCTTAACGTTTTGTGAGACGAGCGTGGGAGTGTCGAAACACGCCAAAGCCTGAACGATGAAGGCTTTCACATCGTTTTTCAGGGCTGCCATAGATTGGGTTCCGTCTCATGCCTGTCTCACATTCAGGCCAGCTTGAGCAGACAGGTTCCGCAAGCCCTCGATATATTCAGTTTCCCCACCTCGGCGGGTTTGTTTGCAGCGTCCACCAGCTCTTGCACTTGAGGGCTTGCCCCATAGCGACGCACCACACCGACGAACTCTTCAACGTCGTGTCCACGCATCTCCAGCTTGGGCAAACCTTCCTGAGTGAACTTGGGTGCGCCGTACTTATCCGTCGCCTGAGCAATGTGGTACAGCTCATGCTCAACCAGAGCGCAGAAGTCGGCGTCGGAACAGTCGGCGCAGTAATCGGCAGCCAGGGTGATGATGTAGGTCGGCACGCAGCCGAACCAATCGAACATCTGCTGTTCCATCCGAGCTTTCTGCCAGCCGCCGGCGCGGAACGCTACCTGCTCGGCTTGACCGACCACCGTGCGACCCTTCTTGCTGAAGGCAGCAGATGCCCACATCACGCGAATGTCCGCATCGATCAGATGGGCATGGTCTTCGTTGTGAATGCTGCCAGTGTCGGCAAGGATCTCACTCTGAAGCCAGCCCCAAACTTCCGGGGCTGGGGTCAGCCGTATATCGAAGCCGGAGAGTTCAGACAGTTCCAGTAGTGACGCTGGAGGTATTGGCCTGCTCACAGACAACCTCCGAACTTGTAATAAAGTATGGATGACTGCAAATATGACGCTCAACCGACTAAGGAGTAGCAGATGGTAATGTCATGCACGGATCCGCGAACGCTCATCCAGCATCTTAGTACTACTTACCCGGAGGCTACTCAATTAGCCCCAAATTCTGTTGGCGCTCTGCAGTTTGTATTTCCAGATGGGCTTGTAATTAATATCTACCCGATGGGCACCATTCACTTCCAAGGCCAAGCCAGTAGCATCAGGGCTGAAGTAGAAGCTCTTGTTTTAATTATGAACAAGAGGTAGCGGACCATCCCCACCGCACTAATCCTGCGGCTCACTTCAGTCATCAATATCCAGCAGCACATCAATCAGCTTCTGCTCGCCCAGGCGCATGGCACCCAGGCATTGAAGGTCGTCACACTTAGGGCCGAGACCGAACACGGTCACCTCTCCCTTAGCGCCGATCAGCGTCAGGGCGCCTACTGTGCACTCGGGATGCTCACCGGCATCAAGGTCATCAGCAATCTTGCGCAGGGTCTTCGCGGCGTCGCGCCAGTCTTCTCGCTTGAACTCCAGCACCTTGACGGTCATTTGGTCACCTGCTGCAGCCACTCTTCAATGATCCGCTGCACCACTGGTTCAGTGAGGATGGATGAAGGCTTGTCGCCGGCGATCACCGATTGAACCAGGGCGTGCGGGATTACGTGGGCTCCATCACTGGCTACCACCTTCAGGTGCGGGCGCTGGTCGGCGATATCGTGGATGGTCGCGGTCATTCGATCACCATTTGGTGTGTCTGTGCATGGGCGTGACCGTGGAGCAATCCAACGATCAGACCCTGGGGAAGTCCCGCAGCCTTGGCGGCGTCCACTGCATCGGCAATAGCCTTGTCGAGAGCGCTTACGGCTGCATTGATGTCTTGACCCATTGGCAGTGCGTGCCGCAGGCGGTGGACGTTGCTCATCTGCAAAACCTCGCGCCACGATTTGGCGCATTCGAAAACGTGGCGCGGATTACGGCGTTTGCCGCTCTACCGCCTCATTGACCTTCTCGGCTGCCTTGCTCGCGGTGTCTGCTGCCTGTACGGCGCTGTGTGATGCCTCTTGCACCTTCACTGCGGCGTCCTGCGTGCTCTCTGCAAGCTTGGTCAGTCGTAAGTCTCGCTTACCCATGGCGGCGTCGT